ATAGCAATGTAGTCAGAAAGCATAGACTTGTAGAGCAAATAGGCTTCTGAAGAAGATAATCCACCATCCTCACCACGCTCAACCAAAGCACGAGCATAAGCATTCTGGACAATCAACTCAGATGGCATCAACACTACTGTTGAATCAGAAGAGAGAGTTGCTTGCGGAACAATGATGCTGAACTTGAGGGTATACACGCCATCAGGAACAGGAAACAGACTCACCTTGGTGTCATACGAGCCATCTACGCCATCAAACGCATAGTAGGTAGGAGTGGCATTAGAAGGGTTGCCAAAGTTCAGAAAACGATTCATGTTGGCAAAAGGAATGTTAGTCATCCCATTGTTTGCCGTATCGTTAATCACATCTTGAACACGGAACTTCTGACCTGCACCAGTCAATGAATATGAAGATGTACCAGAAGTGGTCGTGAGAACAACAGTAGTTCCCAAGATGTTCCACTCATAAGAGTCTTCAATTGCTCGTTTGGCATCGTTAACAAACTTGCCAATCAAAGCAGAATAAGTAGTCTCAGAAACAGTAGATACTGTCTCTTCACGCAGTCGCACAAGGACATCATTGACAAGTTCTAGGTAGGTCATGATCTAGTCAATCCTATTTGTTCAAATGTAGCAATCACAGAAATAGTAGAACCAGTTTCTGAGAGAGCTGAGATGTAGTCACCCTCTTCCATAAGGATGTACTGATTAACATCAATCTCAGCGTAAGTTGATTTTGCTGTCAATGTGTATTCAAAGGTAATCAAGATGCTTGTAGCAGCACTTGCGTCATACCAAGTAAAGCTAATATGCTTGTTGGATGAACCATTGTTTGAGGCGTGAAGCAATACACATTTGGCGTAATAGCCAGTCGGCACTGTATACAGCGTAGTAGCCGTATTAGCAGTTAAGTTCTTGCCGACAGATATTGGTCTCATTTATTCCTCTTAGAGATCGCTTTTGCTTTCGCTCTAGCATCTTCTTTGGACGTTGCGCCCCAAGCTCTAAGAGATAATAGGAGTCGAGTCGGCTTCCCATCTTTCATCTCAGCGCCAGGCATATTGCCCATTCGTGCTAAAAAGGATGCCCTGCGAGGGTTGTCTCCCGACTTGACTGGTGGTTTTAAATTGCCACCTGTTTCTGCATTATACGATGCTCTTCCTTTGGCATTCAAGCCCCCTTTCGGGTTTTTTCCTGCTTTTGTTTGCCAAGTTGGAGATTTCATTTCTTCTTCTTTTTAGATTCAGAAATAGCGATGGCAATAGCTTGGTCTTTAGACTTAACTACTGGGCCTTTTTTGCCAGAATGAAGCGTTCCTGCTTTAAATTCTCGCATAACCTTGCTGATTTTCTTCTCAGCCTTCGTCTTCATTTCTTGGCTTTCTTTGCCATGTTCTTGGCAGTACGCTCACCACGCTTAGGCATAGGCTTGCCAACAGCAACCATAATCGTCAAAGGCATGACCTTCTTTTCCTTTTTAGGCATCTTAGAGCTAGTCATTTTGGTTTTTCCGTACATGATCTCACCTTACAAGTTTAGTTGCTATAAAAGAAATGATGCCACCAACAACGGAGGCAATCGCCATACCGACAAAAAAGCCACCTTTGGACTTGTTTGCCATCTCTAAAAGAAGTTTAATATCTTGGCGAAGTCCATGAACTTCTGCTTGGAGAGCTTCTACTTGAGCTTCCAGTTTGCCAAACTCTCTTGGGTCAATTTCAGACATTTGCGACTTTCTTAGGTCTTCCAGCCTTCCTAATAGGGGTAGGAGGGGCTAGAACAACAGGTTTATCAGTAGATTCGACCACTTCTTCTTGGTCGATACGTACATAGCCCTGATGACCTTTCATTGAGTCAATATCATGTTGGTGAACAAATGTGACTGTCTGTCCACTTGCTAAACAGCGAAAGGTTGCCATAAGAACTCCGTGAAAAAGGGGGTTATTAGCCCCCTTGGATTAGACCATGCGTGCTACAACAATGCGAAGTGTCGAAGATGCCAAGTCAGCAGTTGAGCCAGACTCATTCTGAATGCGGAACTTAACTGTGTTAGCGGCAGAAACATAACCTGTTACTGTCAAGCCAACCAAGTCAACACCCAAAGATGCGCCAATGACCATGTCACCCAAAGCTACGCCAGGGATCGTAATATCGTCTGTTTCGCCAGCACCATCAACCAAAGAACCTGCGTCAAGAGTAGCACGAACTACCCAAGTGTCGCTAAAGATTCCACGGAACTGATCGTTACCACGGCGTGAGACTACTGCGGATGCGGTTGCCATAATAAATTCCTCCTAGATTAAGAAAAAACCCCCCCACCTGTTAAGGCGAGGGGAAATGGCAACATTAGGCTGGTACTGCCAACGCAAAAGCGCCAGAAGCATTAGCGGCAGAGCTAGTAGCGTTTGTACGCAGAGCTTTCACACCATAAATGGTATCAGCAGTAAACAATGTACCGAGGTACTCTTGTTTGTACTGAGTCTGTGAACGGATGCCCAATTGCTCAACCAAGACCATAGAGTCTTTGTGACCCATCAAGCAAATGCGGTCTGTGCCAGAAGAACCAGCGCCAGTGTCAGCATTAGATGTGGCGAACACAGCCATGCCGTACAGTTGACCGATTTCACCATTGCGGATCGCATCGCCGTTGCCAACGAATGCTTGCTCAGTGTAACGAGCCAAACCCATCAAAGTGTTGCGGCTTGAGGGTGGGATCAGGAAGAAACGACCATCCATAGGAATGTCATTGTCGTCCAAACGCTGAATAGTGCGACGAATAGCAGCATCAGTCAAAGCGGCAGCGTTAGATGATGTGCTGTTGTAAGCAGTAGTGCCATCAGAGCCGATGTAGGCTTTAGTGGTTGTATTGCTTGTAGCGTAGTCATCAGTACCAACTGTAGCGCCATTGAAAGCACGACCCAATTGAACCAAGTCTGTGTCGATACGCTTAGCCAAGGCATAACCAGCGTCTTCTGTGTAGAAAGAACGCAGTGATGTCAAAGCCTGAACTTCAACGATGTCTTCGATCAAACGTGAGTATTCATAGTGCTTGTTAATCAAGACTTGAATGTTTGTGTCGCTCTCAGCGATCAAAGTCACAGCATCTGTAGCGGCTTTAGCGGAAGCAGAACCACGAGCAGGGCTAGGTATGTTGACAGTGTCACCCTTTTTGCCTTTGAAAGACATGCCATAGTTAAATCTCCAAAAAGTTAAGGTTACTTGACTCGACCTTCAGCGTACGCAGTCATGATTTCATCAGAAAGCGCCTCGTATCGGGACGGGTCTTGCATTTTCAGCCGAATAAGGTCTGCCCTACGATAGACCCTCTTTGATGACTCTCCAGAACCACCTACATCTACCCCCGCTGCCTTCAAATTCTGCTTCCGAGTGGCTTCTCCAGCATCACTCGATTGCTTCTGTTTGACAGAGCGAAGTTCCTTGTAAGTCGATAACAGTTCATTGGCTGAATCATAGTCGAATTCTGCATCAGCTTTCTTGAACAAATCAATCCGTACTGGGCTAGATTTAACCCAATTCGTAAAGTCCTCATTTTTAGCAATATCGCCAAAATCAGGATGCTCACTAGCTAACTTCTGCTGAATCTGCGCCCTTTTCATCTCTAAAGTGGCTTGTCTAGCCGCAATGATGTCAGGGTGACTGTCAACTGTCCTTTGAACTGCCTTCTGAGGATTCTCAAAGAAATCTACTTCAGGCTCTTCCTGTCTAGTCTGCTGTTGCCTAGAACCAAGGTTCTGCTTAATGAGTTCATCGGCTAACTTACGGACTTCGCCTACTTCTTGTGCTTGCTTACCAATGAGCTTTTCAGCCTCTTGGTGCATCTTCACAATGTCATCTAAACTTTTATCCCTGTATTTCTCAGGGAGTTCAGCCTTTTGCGAAATCTTCTGCTCTTCGATCTCTAACTCACCAAACTCTTCTTTTTCATTGTCAATCAACATACTTATTTCCTTTTCCTGCCGCAATGGGTTCTAGGAGATTCAACTCGGCATAATTGCTTATGAGTTGAGTTTCTGCTCAGATTTCAACTTGTCAGTATGACTCTTACCAAACTTGCTATAAGCAGTAGGAAAAGAACCAGACCAACCTTCTAGTCGAAACGCTGGTGCAGAGAGAGCGCGGGTAGCATTAGCTCCGCACTCACACTTCAAGCCTGTTGCCTCATAAACAACAAACTTTTCTGTTTTGTGTCCGTTTTCACAGACGTAATCATAAAATTTCTTCATACGCTCTCTCGCTGATCTCTTTAAGATTTCTCAGCCAAGTAAGAATAGATAGTTCACCTTTTTTGAATTGTAGGTCTTTCTCACTATCTATGATTGAAATATTATTCAAAGAAGCAATGATTTTGTCAACATCTTCCATGAGATCAGCCCAACCAGGCGTTCCCATTGTGTTGAACCTCTCCTCATAGTACTTTTGAAGTTCGGGACTCATGCGTCTTCAGCGCCTTCAAACTCAGGCTTTTGCTTGATGATTTGATAAAGGGCCGCACGGTCTGCACCTGCTACATATTCGTCACCAGAAATCTGTACCTTGCCAGCGCTTAGTGGTTGTTTTCCTGCTTCACGGGCTTCTTTAGAAGCGTATCCGTAAAAAGTTACTTCTGTGCCTTTTCCTTTGAAGTCTTCTTGAACAGCACCAATATTCCAGTAGCTGGCAGGGATGCCAAAGTCTGTATCGACTGATTTGATTAAAGCCATTTGTTTTCCTTTTAAAAATTAGCCAAT